ATGTGCGGACGCTTTGCTCAATCACAAACCCGTGAAGATTATCTGTCCTATCTTGCCGATGAAGCCGACCGCGACATCGCATATGACCCGGCTCCGATAGGTCGTTACAACGTCGCGCCCAGTACCAAAGTTTTGCTTCTGAGCGAACGCGACATACAATTACATATCGATCCTGTCTTCTGGGGTTATGCGCCAAGATGGTGGGATAAACCGCCTCTTATTAATGCACGCGTCGAAACGGCGGCCACCAGTAGAATGTTTAAACCTCTCTGGCAACATGGCCGGGCGATCTGCTTTGCTGATGGTTGGTTCGAATGGAAGAAAGAAGGCGACAAGAAGCAGCCCTACTTTATCCATCGTGCCGATGGCCAGCCGATATTCATGGCAGCAATCAGAAGCACACCGTTTGAACGTGGAGACGAAGCAGAAGGCTTTCTGATTGTCACCGCAGCAGCAGATAAAGGTCTGGTAGATATTCACGACCGCCGGCCGCTGGTACTTTCACCAGAAGCAGCCAGGGAATGGATGAGGCAGGATATAGGTGGGAAAGAAGCCGAAGAAATAGCTGCGGACGGCTCCGTGTCAGCTGACCATTTCACATGGCACCCTGTTTCCCGAGCCGTGGGTAACGTGAAAAACCAGGGGTCGGCATTAATCGAGGCTATTGAGCTCCTATAAATTGATAACGTCCGAAATGTGCCATCAGCAGACGTTGTCGTTCGTTAGAACAGATATCCAATAATGCTTAGTATTCTTTGGTAGGTTGCTTACAAAATGCTCAGGCTTAGGTAGCGTAATCACTGCTAGCATCTAACAAGTATTTTGAGCTAGACTTCAATGGAAACATATGAATTCCTTTTGATTTTTTCTATTGGTTATTCACATAATATAGACGAGATTATTATGACTATAAGTGCTGCTGTTTTTTTTAAGGAAACTCAGGGTGTAACGGATGAAATGGGGGATTTCTTTTCTTTCACTTGGGCAAGTTACGCAGGCTTGAGAGAATTATGGTGGCAAACGCGAGGATTCAAAAGTTGTTACCCGGATATATCTGATAAGGAATTATATGAGAAATTTTTTTCAGGTCTACAATTACCTGGTCGTGTTGACTTAAAAACGTTATGTATAAGTATGGACTGGGAAGAACACGAATATAGGTTCAGCTCAAATCTAATTTTTAATGCTTGCACATTATTCGAAACTTGGATAGAACGAGTTTGCTCCTATACAGTACCATCAAGTCAGAATTGGTTTGCAAAAGCTTTACAATGTCCCGTCTTACCAAGCACAACTAATCAGAAAACGTACATTGATTGTGTAAACTATATTAAATCTAATAAGTCCAATTACTTAAATGATGAAATATTACCTACTTTAACAAAGCATAAAGCAAATGCGTGGCCGCGTCTAAATTCCTTGTTAATAATTTATACATACTTCAAGAGCATAAGGAATAACTTGGTGCATTCAGGAGGGGTTGTTACAGATACTATTGTAAATAAGCAAAATGCACTCATTTCAGAGTTGTCAACTAATGGAAATCCTGTAAAAGGTGTTTTTGAGATGCCTACGCAGATTTTAGGTGGAAAAATAAAATTACCAATCAAAGATTCTATAAACATCTACAGCGTTTTAAAGTGTTTAATTTTTACTTATGATGCGGCACTCAGCACAACAAATTATAGTGAAGAGACGTTTAAAAAAAGACTGCGGAGTACGGTGGAAAATAGCAAGCATTCGTTATATAGAGTGCCTGTAGATATAAGAAAAAGAAAGAGAGTGCTAAGGTCTATACTTTTAAGATCAAACCTCCCAACCGATATTGATTTTGATAAATTTTACTCTTTTCTTCTTTCCAATGGAATTATTTCCCAATGATGGTTACGGGTAGTTATCAATAGAAAGAGAAAGCTACCCAAAACTTCAAAATCCTTATCCTGCTTGCCGATAAACATGACACTGAGCAGAAAGTCCGCTCTTCGCTCACAACGGACCTTCAGTTCAGTCAGTCATGTCCGCAGTGTGACAGAAGCGGACGTTGACGGAGCAGACCAAAATACAACAAACAATGGTTACCGAAGCCATTGTTTGTTCAGAATTACTTCATACTCATGCATTTTTCCCTGAACATTTGGCCCATCAGCGATCCTGCACTCCGGAGTTCGTTCATCTCATTATTGAAATTAAAGCCGCCTTCCGACGGCGGTGCCCGGCGTTCGACAGGAACCTTACTGGTACGCATCCCCGTAACCACAATATGCTGCAGCGTTACTTTTTCCATTACCTGTGCTTCATCAGGCAGAAGATAAGGGAGCAATCCAAACACTTTATGTTCCAGGTCTCTCTGTTCTTCTTCTATTTTTTCATCAGGAACCCGCTTTGCAGGCATTTCCCCGCCATAAACTAGATCAGATAGAGTCACTCTGTTGGGGTACCCACTGTCAGCACGGAAAACAATCTCAGCTGCCAGAGAAGCACTTTGCTCAAGCTTCATACAGTGCAACTCAGTCGCGCGCCGTCTGGCATCCGCAAGCCGATTGTCCTCAGTTTCCTGCTTTTTTACGTCAAGCATGAAGAATGCAGACAAAACGTTACCTAGCCCAGTAGCTATAGTTATCAATAAGGTAAATATTACTCCCTGAAGAAGCTTTTTCTTCGAAAATTCCTCAGTCATATTATGCATTCCTTTATCTGATTTGATTTATCAACTAAACCGCCCGCTTTTCGCTCTAAGCGGACTGTAGTAGCAGAACAACCACTTAATGTTAAGGCTGAGTCACCTGACTTTGAGCAGGTCACAAAGCCTCGTAGTATAGCGCGGTGATAGCATTTCTCTCTTCATCCGCCAGGTGGACTGGATCCCCTGCCCTGCAAAATACAGAGTCCCTCTTCCGTCCTTTGCGTTGAGGTGGTCGAGAACTTCCATCAGTTTCTCGCTGTTCTGCCGTGGCGCATTGTCGTCAAACAGGTTCAGCTGCGCGACACCTTGGCTATAGAAGTCACCGAGCATGATCCCCGCTTTCTGATACCGGTGCCCGTCGACCCATATCGCATCCAGGCACTTTACCGCGGCATTGATGATATCCCGGCTATCCTGCGTGGGCGTCAGTAACTTAATGGACCCGCTGTTGCCGTAGTATTTTTCGTTCAGCGCAAAGGGAGATGTCTTCACAAAGGTGGAGATATAACGACAATACTGATGTTCACCACGAAGTTTCTCTGCGCCTCTGGCCGCATATGAACAGATAGCCTGGCGCATTTGTTCGTAGGTGGTAATGCGCTCCCCGAACGACCGGCTGCAGACAATTTCCTGTTTCACTGGCGCAAACTCTTCCAGTTCAAGACACGGCTCGCCGCGAAGCTCCCGGACAGTTCTCTCAAGCACCACGTTGAAGTGTTTGCGGATAAAGCGGATATCCCCCAGCAACTCGTCAACGTCCTGGATTGTTATATAAACGGTCATCGGATCCTCACCAAAAGAAACGGGGCTTTCGCCCCGTCAGTTAACCACCCGCTGGAGCAGTGAACGCGATCGCTTCAGTTGTTTTCACCACGCCGTCAACGGTAGCCGTCACCGTGAAGGAGCCGGCCGTAGCAGAGGTGAGTTTCACCGTCGAGCCACCAGCAGACCCTGTCTGTGACGTCGAAGCACTGAGTGTGCCGCCTGTAGACGTCCACGCTACAGATGCCCCGGAGACTCCTGCACCATTTCTGGTGTACTTGAGCGAAACGGTCACGCGTCGGTACTGTCAGCAGTTGCGGAAGTTTTATCCACTGACAGGGTTACTCCCCCGCCGGAGCTTCCAGCTTAATCAGTACGCCTGCAGTGGATTTGTTACTGGTGAAATGTTTTTTCCAGTTCGCACCAGTGCCGATTTTGGTCAGATCAGGGTTAGCGCCCTTCGTTTCATCCCAGCAGTAACCCAGCAGCTCAACGTTAACCGTACCCTCAGCGCGATAGCCGATGGCAAGGTTTTCCTGATTGTTGATGTCGTAAGAACGGAAACCCGGAGCCTGTGATTCCGTTACGGAAACCGCGCCGGCCACCAGCCCCAGAATCGCATCAACTGGCATGGTGTCGGTAACCAGTACAGGCTTACCGAGCGTACCTGGCTGTCCGCCATAAACCACCACGCCCGCTTCTTCGTAGATCTTGTTGTCAATAGACTGATCAACAATGTCGAAATAGGTCGTGGAATGCATAACGAACAGCGCAACACGGTTAAACTTATCGCCGTATTTACGCAGGCCGCGGGTCAGGGTTTTCTTACCATCAGTGGCAATATCCGCTGAAACCGTCATATCAGCATTTGCGCCAATGGCTGCCACAAGTCCCTGAAGTGCATACTTGATATAACCTTCAAGCGTCGCATCAGCGACGTCGACGCCGATCACCTCGGAGAATTCGCTTACATCGCGACCACGACGTTTAAACTCTTCTTCAGTGGTTTCGTACGGGCCGTATTTCCACGGCTCCTTAACGCTGACTGACTCACCGGCACCGATTTTTTTCCCGTCTACAGTGCTGGTGGAGTTAACGTCGCGCGACTCAATGGAGCCGCCAACTTTATAGAAGGTACGTTTACGGAAATCACCCTCGATCAGTTCGTTATCAAGAATGATTGCGCCATTTGAGGCGGCGTTGAAGACTTCCAGATTATCCTGGCGACGCTCAAGAAACGCAGTCTGCGCGAGGTCGTCATAGATAATCAGGTCACTGTTTACGGTCGTAGGCATTGATTAGTCCTTACTTAGGCAATTTGAGATAGGCCTGCTGGCCATGTTTGCGGATGTAGTCCGCTTTATCGCTTGAGCTCATTTCTGAACGTTTGAGGCTTCCGCCGCCGCCACCTGGCTTGTGACCACCAGCCCCGGAGCCTTCAGCACGTGGGAACAGGTGCGGGGCCGTCTCTTTCAGAGATTCAGCCCACTCAACAGGGGTGAGCGGAGTTTTGCCGTCTTTACCGAACAGAACATCGCCATTTGCATCAACTGCTACGGCCTCGCCTTCGTCGTTGAGCTGGAAAGTGCCTTTAGCACGTAGAATCAGATCGTCGGATGCTTCTGGCAGCGCGCCAGCCTTAAGCGCTGCGCTGCGGATAGCATCACCCAGGACACGATCACGGAATTTGTTGGAGAACGCTTCCGCCTTTTCAGCGCGTTCATTAGCGGCTTTGATTTGCTTAAGCAAGAATCGAGATACCAGGCCGATGTCTGGCACCGCGTCGTTGATAAAACATCAATGCGCAGACTATAACGGTGCATGTCACCGCATTGACCAGCGCAGCCGGGTCATTTATTACCACTCGAACCTCCTCCCCTTAATCGGGAAAGTAATCCAAACAGGCTGCTCAGGTCCTGGCTGTTAATGAAAGTCAGGACTTTGATGGTAACAGCGGATGCCACCACCGCTCCGAGCGCGTCTAGCGGTCAGTCTGTATAGCCTGTCCAAGTAGTAAATTTTGAGCCTAATAGTCCGGCAGCCAGAACACCGACAATAAACGACGTCATGAAGTAAGCTATTTGCCTTCCACGTGTCAGGTTTGCAGTCGTCGCCACATAAAACACCGCGCCGCCAAAAGCCCCAAATACCACACCAAAATCGGTATGAGTGATAACGCCATATACGACGGAACCAATTAAACCGCCGCCAAAAATCAGGCCGGTACCAGTTAAAGGATCGGACATTAAGCCCCCTCTTATTGCTGTGAGTCCTCTCAGAATTGAGGGGAAAAAGAAAAGGCCGCGCATAAGCGCAGCCTCAAATGATTTGTACCTCAGCTTTCCGAGGCGCCTAATTCATGGCGAAAAAAAGCCCGCTCAGAGGTACGGGCAGAAAGTAGGCATTCTAGGTAGTAACAAACGAAAACGCACCTAATAGTCCGAGCTACCGATTTACCAAGAGAGCGCTCGCTTTCCCGTTACTGCCTTTTAAACATAGCTGGAGGAGCCGAAACGGCAACCCCACAACCTAATGTCTTAGTAGTATTGCGTGGTGCCGGGTGCCTCCCGGTGAGCATGCCCCAGACGGCATGGCCCGCGCTGCATTTACAGGTTTCTGTAACTGACTGGTCGCCCCTCCGCACAGATGGATTCACCACATCAATAATTCATGATTAAAACATTCTAAAAGTCAATGTCAGATGTATAACTACCTGTGTTTACTAAACGTCCAAGCCTTAACACTAGAACACCGCAAGCCGCACTGCGGGGGATCTCCATACTACTAACTCTTCAACTCATTACCTCAAACCAGCTGTTGAGCGTTTTCATTGTATCCATCTCCGGGTTATCAGGGGCGCGAACAGAGAAAGGATAGGTCTCAGACTCAGATAACCAACCTAATCAGTAGGTTCTGGCCTAGTCATGAAAAGCAAAAAACCCCGCACTTGGCGAGGTTTGATGTTTAAGCTGTGTGTCTAAGTGACCACTCTTAACAGATTACGATAGTTTTTGCGTACGCATTAGCATTTTTTTGAAGTATTATCAGAGAAAACTGATGGTAACCCTTAAAAGGATGTTGGTATGACTGCAGCAGCAGACCAAGTAATTACAACACATAGATTCATCGTTCATATTATGGAAAAAGAGCAGCAAGGTGTGGCCACTTTGTTCCCTTGTCCAGATGAAAAACCGGTGCAGCAAGCATCACAAGATCTTGTGAATGCACTTACTAAAAGATATTCAGGGCGAGCTGGCAAAGGTTATGGAAAGTTTGAAGACGATCGTGATAGCTATCCTATGGGAAATATCGTTGATGATTACTTTGTGAGCACAACTCATTCCTTCTATGACACCAGTATTCGCATGCTCAATCATCTTAAAGCACGAGCTGATGATGAAGTAATGTCTACCGGTGGTTATGTAATAATTGCTCATAATGAGGTTAACGGTAATCATTATTTAATGGTTGCTATCCTTACGTCCGCTTCTGGTTCAACAGTACAAGATTTCGACATTCAAGAAAGTGAGTATTTAGACATAGCAAAACTTCGCGTTGCTGGTCGAATTGACCTTACAGGTAAAGTAGAAGGTAAAGAACGTTACATCAGTTTCCTGAAGGGACAGAACTCTGTTGCTGGATACTTTAAAAAATTTCTTGGATGTAATGATATTTTAATTGCGAAGCAGGAAACGACTAAATTACGTAACGCTCTATTGGAATTTGCAACTGAAAGAGAGTTTGAGCCTGAGGCTCGAGAAGAATTTCTCAATCGTGCTCATGAACAATTGAAAAATCTCAATCGTTCTGGGGAAACTTTCGACACTCAAATATTTGCCAACGAACTTTGGCCCGCCGCCCCTGATCTTCTAGTTGCAAAACTGACAAATGAAGAGCTTGAATTCTCAGACGGTTTTGTTCCTGACGGCACGGTCATCAGGGGGCTAATTAGTTTCAAAGGTAAATCACGGCACTGGTCTTTAAAATTCGAACGTGCCGCATTACATGATGGAAGCGTTCAGTATGATTCAGCAAACGATAAATTGATACTTACTGAGATTCCAGATACCCTTAGGGATGAAATCTTATCAGAATTGGGTGAAGAGGATGAGCAGTAATAATCAGAGAACCTTCAAAGACTTAGTCAGCATATACAAAGCTGCTTCCTTTGTTGGCAACACATCTGAAGCCTCTATTATGCTCGACAAGGAAGAGCTGCGTGAGATTCTGCATGATATCGCGCAGCATCCTGATGACTTTGGGGTAACGATTGAGTCTGGCAATTTAGAGCTCGGAGAGATCCTAACCTTACATGTAGCCCCACCAAAACTTCGTATGGGGCAACTTCACTTTTCATTTAACGAATACCTTAAAAATTCTAAAAATAGGATAAAAGAAGCAAATAATTTTTTTATTGTCGACCTTAATTTTTACAATAAAGAACGTGAGGCATTACCAATCATATCCAGATACCGCAATGTGTTACGATTAATTACTTTATTTAAAGAATGTTCTGCATATCTCGACGAGACTAATGCTGAGCTTGTTTTCGTCGACACTAATGTCCTTAAAATACCGGTAAACTATTCTGCTGAAGACCTTGTTGATTCTAATGACAGTCTCATTCAAAGCCTGATCGCAAATTTCGCTGAAGATACTCACAAAGAACAAAAATTAACCATACTTGCTAGCAGCATAAAATCCCTATGCGAATCAAAAAGCAAAGAATCTTCTTTCTCGTCTATGTTAAGAGATTTGAAACTACTATCTGAAAGTTTTCAAAAAGGATATAAAGTATTTGTATCTGGATTTTCATACGAAAAAATACTCGATCAACTTCGTGTAGCCAAAATAGAAGAGATGGGAAAAATACATAAGATTTTCAGTGACATACAGAATCAAATTCTTGGTATACCTGTCGCAACAATCATAGTTGCGACACAAATGAAACAAGCTAATGGCTGGGATAGCCAAGCTTTAATAAATACTGCAGTCGTGTTGGGCGCCTTATTCTTTACAATTATGATTCTTTTCGTCCTTTTCAACCAATGGCAAACGCTCTCAGCAATAAGTGACGAATTAAAGCATAAGAAAGAACAAGCCGAGAGCAATTACAAAGCAATCTACGATGATATCAATACTACATTTGATAGTTTAACGACTAGGTTACGCGTTCAGAAAATAGTTTTTATCACCCTAGGTTTCATTGTAGCGTGCGGGTTATATTTAACCTTTAAATTTTATTTTTTTCTTACTCCATATGCCACTCAGTATCTATTCCATTGACGGCCGCCAGGCCGTCTTTAATCCTATTCATTCACCATACAAATAACTGCATCAATAAAACCTAACGCTGTCTGTAATTCTTTTCTTATGGTCCCATAAGAGCATTTTCGTTTCTTAGCTATACTGCGCAATGATATACCAATAACGAAATGGGCTATAATCAACTCATATTCTTCCGGCTTATAATTCCGCAATCGCGATACACAGCCGTCAATCATAATCCCTTCATCATCATCGCATTGCAGGCGTGTTTTCTTTCCATAAGGAAGTAAACCTTTAAATCCAGCAGCAATGGGTTGCCAGTCAACGCCACTACTATCAGCAGCAGCCCATGCACCCCAGCGGTCTAAAACTTCATATATATCACGCATCGTTCTCTGCTCCTGTTTTATTCACATCGTCGCTGATGTGCATACCCTGAGGGCTGAAATGTTTTAAGGATGCTTCGAGTTTCATGCTTTCAGTAACCCCTCTTTTTTCCATATAGCCGACGTTCTGAGCACGCATTCCGCATGCATCAGGCGCAGTTCGTCTCGGGTGTAATCAGCGGTTTTCTTTTGTCCGTCGATTAAATCGTGACAGCAGTTACAGGCAATAGCAGTCGCCAGATTCCAGCATTGGCTGTATCTGCTGCCCGATGGCGGAAAAATTGGATTTGTGTAGTCGTATGCCGTCTTTGTTCATGCTCATACGGCCTCCTTAACGGAAACCGCAGAATACAGAAAATCGCAGGTGCATTTCTGCATCTGTGACTGGTTGAAAGGTGTTCTGATTGTCGTTTGCACTTTGAGTCCCCTCAAAGCGCAGAAGTCACCGGAGTTGTTCAGACTCCAATAACTTAATTATGAATGGATGATTCTTGAAAATCAAACGGTGGTATCGATGCTTTGAAGAATGGCGTGTAATGAGGTTGCGGTGGATTTCTGCAATTCTGTATCGGTTGCTGAGATATGTTCAAAACTGTCGATATAAAATCTTACACCGTCCGCTCTTACCCAATAGACTAGCCAGTCTCCAGAAATAACGTCATTACCTTTGAAGGGCATAAAAGACAATTCACCTGCTAACTGCGAAATTTGCTTTTTTACATCTTCCTCACCGTTCTGAACCAGAATGTTATGAAACTCTGATGCCTGGTCTCCAGATGATAAATTTATTGTGTTCACCCCGTTCCGCTCTAAAAACATCTGGATGAGACTTCGCATTCCTCGACCTGTTAAATCCGGTGAGGAAGGATTCTTCTCAGGAGCCTCGCATTTTTGTCTAAACGCGTTAAAGGCGCGAGTAAAATTGTCTTCTGAAACATGGATATGATGAAACCCAGCTAAAGCCCCCTTGAGCTCACGCTCTTGATGCCGCATTGCTAAAGTTGACGGGGCAATTTTCATTCCCTCAAGAAGTAAAATAGACTCCAAACATTCCGGGAAAAAAACCTTCCGTCTAATGCGTCATCGATTATTTTCTGAGACAGCTATGGACTTTCCCAATAATGATGGATTTCCTAGGGATATTTTCGGAATCGAATAAAACCCGCCGTAGCGGGTTTCAGGATCAGGCGCGGCCGTTAAAGGACAAATCCGTATTAAAAAAGCGATAAGCTTTGCCCTGTGTCCGCTAGTGGCGGAGTGAAAGTGACATCGCGAATTTGCTCGCCGAGTAGAAGAAACTTATCCAAGGAGAGCGGCGGTATAGTAGCAAAGCCTGCGTGCCCCTTCCTTCTTGCAACGTCTCTCGCGTCCATAAGAATACGGCCTAACACGTTCATTCCGTAAAAGTTACCTTCGGAGTCTTTACTCGCCCCCCAAAATTGATCCTTATCTGAGTGTTCAACTATGTCATGCTCACCAGTGCTATCCAAAAGAGCGAAAAATTTTTCCCAGTTCTGGCAAAGTTTAACGCATACGCACCACTTCATAATCGAAACCCGATTCTTTTCCCAGCCTGAACGCGTCTTCGCTTCAAACAATCTTGCAGTCTGCTTAGCTTCGTATGGGTTGCCTTGAGTAATGATGGCCTCTTGTATCTCTGGGTAGTCAGGGTACCGGCATGCTTGGTATAGGATTTCACTCGATTGGATTGGCAACCCATTGATTAACAATGGGTAACCTTTAGCCATGTTAGAAAGACCGCCCCATTTCTCGGTGGTTTTCCTAAAAGCAACTGCATTCTTAAGTGGGTATAATCTATAGCTCATGTCACGCATTATACCCATTACGTCTCATAAGTGGATACCAGCAGTCCAATGCTGGTTGACCGGTTTCGTGATAAGTACCCCACCAAAAAGCAAGCGGTGCATTGTTTGGACAATTTCTGAATGTGAATATTGTTCCGCCAAAGCCAACACCTCTAAATGTTGAAAAACCTAAAGGTTTTATTACAGGACTTCGAGTTTGACTGTATCCAAGGATCGTAAAACCAATTTTAGTTAGAATAGCTTCAAATCTGTCACGTCTGTTTTCATCTGGAAAGACATTATTTGCAATATAGCCATCCCGATAGGTTCCTGTATAATTTAGTATTTCTGTCGCCCATAAAGGCATAGACACACTTTCAGCTTTTGGCCAAAAAACCCCCGACAGAGAGGAGTTTCGACGCTGATTTTCAATGCGTACGAAATCCCCGCCACCGACACCAATCCGGATATTCCTATCGGAAAATTGTCTTTCGAGTTGATCTTTAATTTTCCACTCAGAAAAGGTGTGCAGTGCTATAAAAGAAATATATATATTTATATTATTTAAGTTAAAATGTTCAATGAACCAAGCTAAATCAGTTATCGCTTTTGCTCCTGAGAAGGAAACGTCATCTATATATACAAATTCGTGAAAAGAGTGAACCCAATGAACGTCAGAATTCCTATTTATGATATTCAAATCATTTTCTCGAAAAGATTGAAGCAAATCCAAGTATTCATGCTGACTTGAGCCCTGCACTTGGATATCGAGAAAAGCTGCGTTGCTAAAAACTTGTTCGTTTCTAGGTTCACTAGCTGTTTGACAAGCTGCGTTGCGATAATCGCTCTCGCGAATATAACCTAGCCCCATTAACCGATCAGTTTCTTCTAAAACAAATCGCCTATCGGCTTGATCGAATTGTTGAATCCAGCGACTAACATGCGCAATATTCATACCGCCTTGTGGCGGATATCGATAGTCAGTGAGCTTGCTTGCAATCTGGCCCATCAGATCTTCATCAGTGATGCTGTTGACACACATTGAGTTCATCCTAACTTTAAAATGCAAAAAAAATCAGATTACTCCCAAAAAATGAAAATAAAACTACCAGAATTCATTATGTTACTCGAATCACATATTTCACATTTAATAAGTTGTTGGGTATAGCATGGCACATAGCCACAACAGGAGTATCGCTTTGATACCTTCGTCAGCGAAGCCGTAAATGTCTCTGCAGTTGAACAAGCGATACTTCAATCAGTTCCACCCGACCATCCGCAGTGTTCAGGGCCATTAATGCGATGAACCGCTTCTGCTCAGGCTCCATACCTAACACTGCCATCTTGCCGTTCAAATTTAAGAAAAATGCATATTTCTGAATATCCTCGATTTCCATACCCCTCCCTCCCGCAAACTATCAATACTCGCTTCATGGCCGCACTGTTTCGGCACTCCTGACAGATAACTTTCACCTCTGTTCGCTGTACCAGTTACGTAGTGCCAATACTTCTGGCGGGTAACTGCTTTCGCAAACCTTATGGCTGATTCACAAGTGACAGTGCCAGCTCACCTTGCAGGTAAGCCAGCCGATTGCATGGCCATCGTTATGCAGGCTATGCAATGGGGCATGAATCCCTATGCGGTCGCGCAAAAAACGCATCTGGTAAACGGCGTACTCGGATATGAAGCCCAGCTCGTCAACGCGGTAATCGCCAGTTCCAGTGCTATCAACGGTCGATTTCATTACCGCTACGGCGGCGATTGGGAGCGTTGCACAAGGACGCAGGAAATCACCAGGGAATAACACGGTAAAAATGGGAAATACAACGTTACCGAACGGGTACGCGGCTGGACTGATGAAGACGAAATCGGGCTGTTTGTTCAGGTCGGAGCGATCCTTCGCGGTGAGTCAGAAATCACCTGGGGTGAGCCGCTTTATCTCTCGGGTGTTGTAACTCGTAATTCCCCATTGTGGGTTTCTAACCCGAAGCAGCAGATCGCTTATCTGGGCGTGAAATACTGGGCTCGCCTGTACTGCCCGGAAGTGATTCTGGGTGTTTATAGCCCGGATGAAGTTGAGCAACGAACAGAACGAGAAATCAATCCGGTGCTGGTGCAAAGAATGTCTGTAGCTGAGATTACCAGCGGCTCAGACATCACCACCAGCGAGCAAGACACAGCTATAAGTATTGATTCTCTTGCCGATGGACTCCGCGACCGAATTGATACAGCTGACTCAGTGGATCAGGCCAAAGCCATTCGCGCAAACATCGAATCACAGAAAGCTCTGCTGGGTACTGCTCTTTATACCGAACTGAAGAATAAGGCGGTGAAGCGCTACTACCTTGTTGATGCGAAGAACAAGGTTGAGGCTGCCATAAATTCACTTCCTAACCTGGGGATCCGGAAGCAGAAGCGTTATTCGCGAAGGCAGAGGGCACCCTGACCTCATCGCGCCGCCACCTCGGTGATGAACTGTATGACCAGTTCCGTATCACCCTGGACGACATGAAACCGGAATACCTGGGCTAAGGGAGGCGCGAGGGTTCGCCCTCCCAGTAACGATATGACGAAAATTATTGAGCGCGGAATGATATTTAACGGTGAGATGGTTCGCGCCATCCTCGATGGTCGAAAGACGCAGACTCGGCGGATCATGAAAATTCAGCCAGAACATTCAGGGCTTGGGTTACGCCGGGTGACTGACTCCAAAATGGTAGTGATGACGGTAAGTATTTTTGGTCATCGTCTGATGCGTGCGGCCTGAAAGCGCGCTCCAAATCGTTCACCTGTCCATTTGGTGTCGTCGGCGATCGCATCTGGGTACGTGAAACATTTCAGGGGCCGTTATTCGATTACGAACAGATGGAGTCATACCTCGAAGATAGCTCGAATTTCGAAAAGCCAGAATTTTGCCAGTATGCCGCTAATGGCAAGCCAGCGCCAGAATATTACGACGATGACGACAACCTGCGTCACGGATGGCGCCCGTCAATCCACATGCCGCGTTGGGCCAGTCGAATTCTACTGGAAATTACAGACGTGCGGGTTGAGCGCCTCAGAGAGATAAGCCAAGCAGATGCTGAAGCTGAGGGGGTTGGAAAACTGAAGAAAGGTTTCTGGAAAAACTATCAGCCAGGCTGGACGGAGTTTCAACTTACAGCGCGTGGCTCGTTTGCAACTCTCTGGAAATCCATCTATGGCGATGAAAGCTGGTATGCCGATCCATGGGTTTGGGTTATCGAGTTCAAGCGCGTAAAAGGCGGAGCAGCATGAGTCTTAAACATCGATTACCTGAGCTGGAAGCCAGCATTGACCCGGCCGCATTTCGCGTGGCCGCCGACGAATATTCGGATCTGCTTCTGACTTTGTGCTTGTGTATGAAGATGGCCGGCCCCACTCGAGCGAACGTGCGCGCCTGCGCCACCGCGCTTAAAAAGCGCATGACAACCTGGCACAGCCAGAAAGAGCTCAACGCAATTCTGTCCAGTTGGGATCCCGTTGGCTATGTTCTCGGCCTCCGCCGTGAAGCGAACGACAACGCGCGAGCAGCTGGCGATCCGGTTGATGTATTTGTGTGAGGTGGATATGCGACTGATAAACCGAAGCAAGCAATCACCGCTAGGCCGCCAGGCTTGTGATGCCGCACTGGCAAAACACGTAGAGCTTTATGGCGATTATGGTCGGCAGAAAATGAAGCGGACTTATACCGTCGTGGTGCAGGGTTCAAAAATCACTGTTGAGGTGGTTAACCGACGCTGAAGTTATGTGGCGACGGCCATGAGCTGCGCCCGTAGGCTGCAGCATCTTCCTGGACAATGTAACTAAGGGGCTTTTATGAATAACGCATCTCATTTCCAAGATGAAATATTGATAACCAGTGACATTCTGTCCAGATACAAAATTTCGCGCAGCACACTGTATTTCTGGAGCACACCATCCCGGATGCCATCGTACTTTTCTCAGCCGTTTCCGAAGCCAAAAATAAATGGCAGCCCTAAAAGATGGCGTTTGTCAGACCTTCTTGCCTGGGAAGACAACATGGGTATCAAACCAGAGGCTGGCCAATCAACTTCTCAAGATGACGTTGCCAAACAGCAAGCCAATGACGCTGATCATCCAAATAATCGTGGAGGTTATACCGCGCCATGACTCCAGCCATATGATGCCCTAGTAGCTTTTCCACAACATGTGGTGGCGCACCTAATTTAGAAAGGCGCGTCGCCACTGTTCTTCTCAAATCATGAAGCGACCACGGTTTCATCCCTGTTTTTGCAATTATCTGCGCAGAGAAGAGAGCTACGTTTGGTTGCAGTGGGGGCCTGTCATCTTCTGGACCTCTGTATCGTGACAACGTCACAACATGTTTTGAAACTGATGTTTCTTTTTCAGCTTCCATCATCCGTATTACTGCCTCAGGAAGCGCCCTTCTCACCGACTTCCCAGCTTTATAGTCACTTGCCGGGATAGTCCATGTTTGTTCCTTGAAATCAAACCATTCCCATTTTGCTTTTCTGATCTCTGTACTTCGACAGCCAGTCATAATGAGAAACTTCATTATCAATTGCTGCCTATATTTCATCTCAGGAAGGGTATTCCAAACTGTAATGATTTCATCATCACTTAACCTGCGGTCCTTTACAGCTGCTGTGAGCCCTACATCTGAGCGTCTAAGGCTTTCAATAGGATTCACGTTAATTACCCCACGGTTGGAACAGAAACGAAATGTGCGCTGCATCAAACCGAGCATTTGCCCTGTAACCACTCTTCGCCCCATACCGTCAAAAAGATTTAGCCAGTGAGCTTTAGTTGTCTGATCTACAATCATATTTCCGAGCACTGGGGCTATATGATTATTGAAATCGCGGCGGTTAACTTTGATTTTTACCAGACCTTCAGGGATGCAGTAGTACTTCTCCCAGTAATCGAATGCTTCTTTCACTGTAAGCGCTTCTACTTTTTTCTGTTTCTCGAGTACTACTTGCCGTCTAGGATCAAGCCCTTCCGCTAGCCAAGCCCTGAACTGCTGCCTACGTTCTCGCGCATGAGCTAATGAGGTGGTTGGATAATCACCAATCGTTAGCTGAGCGGCTTTCCCGTTCCATCTGTAGCGGTAAAACAATGTTATACTGCCGAGTGTAGACAACCTGACAATCAGGCCATGCGCGTCTGAAATGACAGCGATTTGGTCTCTTTTTTGCCATAAGCTTTTCTTAATTTTGTGTCGGTAAGCAATGTGTACACTCCGGAAGAAGATATGCAC